GTTGCCCTTCAAGCCCTACAGATGCCGCCCGCGCTTGTAAGGAAGGCGAGGCTGTAGAGTGCAGTAGTAGTGAGGAAGCTAACCAAGTAGCGCAGGCTATGCGTAAAGATGGCTGGGAAGTAGTTAGGCGCACAGATATTCAGGTATGGAAGGTGCTTAACGATCTAACTAACAGTAAGGCACCTAGTCTGAGGCGAAGTTTTTCCCAGTCATAGCATAGCATAGCATAGCAGGTATTAGCCGGGGGCCAAGTGCCCCCGGCTTTTCTTCTAGGGTAATGGTTAGCATGCTAACTATCACAGGACCGTAGGGGTCCCAAGGGGTACAGGTAGGAAGGCGGGCAATAGTTAGTAGGCTACCCCCCGCTATAGGCGCGGGCGCGCGCCCGCCCGCCCTCCCCCAAGGTCGCTCCAGGTCCATGGCTCTTGAACCATTTCGCATGGAAGATGTTTGATTTTCGCTTTACTTTTCTTTTTTGCTCCAGATATTATATAAAATTGAGTTCCTTTGAGGCATTCCAATGGTTGCTGCCACATTACGCAATAGACTTGAAAATTTAAGTAAGGACACTCTCGAGGAATACCTGGCGGTTTATAAACGCCTTTCTGACATTAAGCGCAGCGAAGCGGGACAGGAAAATTTTTTAGAGTTTGTTAAATCTATCTGGCCTGACTTCATCGAAGGGGCGCATCATCGTGTCTTCGCCCAAAAATTGCAAGAAGTAGCCGAAGGCACAATCAATCGCCTAATTGTCAACATGCCGCCAAGGCATACAAAATCAGAATTCGCCAGCTACCACTTCCCGGCGTGGCTGGTGGGGCGAAACCCCAAACTAAAAATAATTCAAACTACGCACACTGGCGAACTGGCAATGAACTTTGGCCGCAAAATGCGGAATCTCATCGCCTCTCCCGAATACAAAAGCATCTTTCCGGGGGCGGCCCTCGCTCCCGACTCTAAATCCGCCGGTCGCTGGACCACCACTCAAGGTGGCGAATACTTCGCGGCGGGTGTCGGGGGGGCCATCACGGGTCGCGGAGCGGACCTGCTCATTATCGACGACCCGCACTCAGAACAAGATGCGCTCAGTGATGCCGCTATGGAAAATGCGTACGAATGGTACACCTCCGGCCCTCGCCAAAGGCTTCAGCCGGGGGGGAGTATTGTAATAGTCATGACGCGCTGGAGCGAACGGGACTTGACCGCAAAGGTACTAAAACAACAAGCCTTCGATCCAAAAGCTGATCAATGGGAAGTTATCGAATTTCCAGCAATTATGGGTGAAGACGAGGAGACCAAAGCCCTCTGGCCGGAATTTTGGAAACTAGACGAATTGTTGGGTGTGAAAGCCTCACTAAGCGCTCAAAAATGGAGCGCGCAATGGCTGCAACAGCCCACTGCCGATACCGTCAGTATCATAAAACGCACGTGGTGGCAAACCTGGGAAAAAGACCAAATTCCTGGGCTCGAGTATATCATCCAAAGCTACGATACGGCCTTTCTCAAAAAAGAGTACAGCGACTACTCGGCGATTACGACGTGGGGGGTATTTCTCCCGCAAGAGGACAGCGGCCCAAATCTAATTCTTCTTGATAGTACCAAAGGGCGCTACGAGTTCCCAGAGCTGAAACGTGAAGCGCTGAAAAGTTATCACTACTGGGAGCCAGATATTGTCATCATCGAAGCAAAAGCCTCCGGTTCCCCGCTGACGCAAGAACTACGGGCCATGGGCATTCCGGTAATCAACTTTAGTCCAGGCAAAGGGCAAGACAAATATGCGCGGGTAAATGCGGTCGCGCCGCTGTTTGAAAGTGGCATGATCTGGGCACCGGAGAAAAGTTTCGCTGAAGAAATTATCGAGGAATGTGCTCAATTCCCCAATGGCGAACATGACGACTTGGTGGACTCTATGACTCAAGCGCTTCTGCGCTTTCGGCAAGGGGGTTTTATCGGGCATCCGGAAGATTATCAAGAAGAGGAAGTGGAATATCGCAAACGCTACGTTTACTATTAGCTTTTCAAATGCAAAATTATAGATTAAGCTATCTTAATGCCAGTTCGGAAAGTGGGCACTAATCAGTGGAAGTGGGGCTCTTCTGGGAAGACCTATCCCAGTAAGGCGCAAGCTGCGCGCCAGGGGCGGGCCATTAAAGCCTCGATGGGTGCTCCTAAAAAAGGCCCCCGCAAAACTAAAGTGTAAAGTAGGCGGCGCTAATTTCCACTGCCCTTCTGTATAATCTTTCTCTGGTACTGGAAACGAAAGGATATGTTAAAATGAAAGCTGTGACTTGGATCGAGAATCGATTTTCCGAACCTTCTAGCTATGTGGCTATTGGGCTAGGAGCCATCGGGCTAGGACTTGTTGTTGATATTCCCGTCCTTATTTATGTTGGTTTGGCGGGTAGTATTGTAGGCTTTTTGGTGAGTGAGTAAGGAGGCGGTCTGATGCCACGAGGTCCTGGAACCTATGGCACTAAAGTAGGTCGGCCTAAAAAGAAGAAGACGGTACCCGCGTATGGTGGCGGTGGGATGCACAGAGCAAAGAAGTTGCAACGCAAACCAAGCAAAAAAGGGGTTCGCTAATGGCTGATAATCCTGTACTTCCTCCCCTTCTGTCTGATATAGAAATATCGGATACAGAACTGCCCCCTTCGCCGGTGCCACCTTTGGAGATGGAACGTCCGATTAGAACGGATGTTATTCTAGAAGACGATGAAGTCTTGATAGAATCGCCAGAGGATGCGCTGTTCACACCTCAAGATATTGAAATTGAGGTTCAGCCGGACGTTGACGAAGACGGCAATACGATAGTGGCTTTTGGGGAGGAGCTACCGGAGGATTTGTCTGGCGATTTTTATCGTAACCTCGCAGAAGAGATCGATGAGCGCGAGCTCAGTGCGCTCGCTAATGACATACTTTCTATGTATAAGGAAGATCGTGAAAGCCGTGCAGACTGGGAGCGCACCTATAGCGAGGGGCTTAGTCTGCTGGGCATGGAATCAGACGAACGTTCGCAGCCCTTTCAAGGCGCGTCTGGGGTTTATCATCCACTTCTTTCTGAAGCGGTGGCCCAATTCCAAGCCTCCGCATATAAAGAGCTCCTCCCTGCGGGTGGTCCCGTAAGTACCAGGGTCATAGGGCGAGTGACCCCTGAACGGACGACACAAGCGGCGCGAGTTAAAGAATTCATGAATTATCAGATCACAGAGGTCATGCAGGAGTATGACCCTGAACTTGATCAGATGCTGTTTTATCTTCCTCTATCTGGATCATCCTTTAAGAAAATCTACTATGATGAAGGTCTCGATCGAGCAGTTTGTAAATTCATCACCTCAGAGGATTTAGTAGTTCCTTACGAGACTACTGACCTACAGTCCGCATCGCGGATCACACATATGGTCCGGCAGAATATCAATGATGTTCGGAAACTACAGGCAAGCGGTTTTTACAGGGATATCGAGCTAATTCCATCAGAGGAACCGCAGACATCAGTCACTGAAAAAGTTGATGAGCTAGAGGGGCTCCAACCCACAGCCTATAGCTCTTCAGATATAATGACAATTTTAGAATGTCATATAGATCTTGATCTTTCAGGGTTTGAGGATAGTAAGGACGATGGTGAGCCTACCGGCATCAAGCTCCCGTATATCGTCACGATGGAAGAGGACTGTTCGCAAATTCTTTCCATTCGTCGAAACTGGGAAGAGCAGGATTCGCTGCAATTAAAGAAACAATATTTTGTCCATTATAAATTTTTACCTGGATTGGGATTTTACGGCTTCGGTTTGATTCATATGATTGGGGGCTTGAGTAAATCAGCCACTAGTCTCATGCGACAGCTTATCGACGCAGGAACCCTGGCCAATCTCCCCGCTGGCTTTAAGGCTCGCGGGTTACGAGTTCGTAATGACGACGAACCGTTACAACCAGGAGAATGGAGGGATATTGATGCTCCTGGTGGAGCGCTCCGCGATTCTTTGCTGCCCCTTCCATATAAAGAGCCTTCGGGCACATTATTGAATTTGCTGGGGATTTTAGTTGATTCAGGCCGTAGGTTCGCGGCCATCACTGAAATGCAAACTGGCGATATGACTGAGGCCATGCCCGTGGGGACTACGGTAGCCCTGCTTGAAAAAGGCATGCAGGTTATGTCCGCCATTCATAAACGGCTGCACTATTCTCAAAAAATAGAGTTCCGTTTACTAGCTGAAACATTTAGCGAGTACCTTCCAGAAGAGTATCCGTTTGAAGTTGCCGGGGGCGAACGGATTATTAAGGTAGGTGATTTTAGTGCTCAAATAGATGTACTGCCCCATAGTGATCCGAATGTGTTTAGTATGGCACAGCGGGTTATGATGGCGCAGACACAGCTGCAACTTGCGACTTCGGCACCACAGATCCATGATTTGCGAGAAGCCTATTTTAGAATGTACCAAGCACTTGGGATTCAAGATATTAAAGATATCCTCCCAGTGACCGAACCAGAGAATTCTAAAGATCCAGCCACAGAAAATGCAGATGCCCTTATTGGCGCACCGATCAAGGCATTTATCCATCAGGATCATGAGGCGCATATCGCAACGCACATGGCCTTTATGCAGAATCCTATTTTCCAAAATAACCAGCAAGCGATGCTTCTTTTACAAAGTCATATCCAAGAACACTTTGCTATGCTATATCGTCAGCAGGTAGAGCAGTTAATTGGTAGGCCGCTACCGGGTGATGATGAACAAGTTTCTCCAGAGTTAGAGAATCAAATTGCACAGGCTGCCGCCCAAGCTACTCAACAGATTAGTGCCCAGGCGCAACAGTTTGCTGCCCAGCAAGGGGAGGGTGGTATAGATCCCTTATTGCAAATTCGCATGAAGGAGCTGGAGCTGAAAGAGCGAGATATGCAGCGCAGAGAAGCGGAGGCTCAGTCGCGGCTGGCCTTTGATATGCAAAAAGAGCAAGCGAGAACGGGTCTGGAAGAAACTAAAATTCAACAAGACGCGTCACAAGCTGCAGAACGGATTGCTGTTCAAAGGGAAAAGATAAGAGTTCAATAAATGGAGTACGCGGAGCAAGTAGTTGAGTGTCCGTGGTGCGGACAGATTACTAGATTAGTTCGGCGGGAAGGTCGGTTAGACTGTTTGAATTGCCGCAGAACTGTTTCAAAGTCTTGTGAGGAAGAGGGAGGAGCCGATGCTTCACGCCCTGATACCTAGTTTGATCCCGGCGATAACGGATATAATCGGGCGGTTTTTACCCGAAGATAAAGAAGCCCGAGCCAAGGCGGAACGCGAAATTCATACGCAGTTGACGGCCCATCTTGCAGCGATTGATCTAGCTCAGTTAGATATAAATAAGCAGGAAGCCGCCCACCGGTCCACATTTGTGGCAGGATGGCGGCCCTTTATTGGTTGGACTTGTGGCGTTGCTTTGAGCTATACTTATGTCGTTCAGCCGATCCTCGCTTTCGTGTTAACCCAAACAGGGCATCTTGTTTCTTTGCCCACAGTCGAATTAGCGGGTATGATGCCTGTGCTAATGGGGATGCTCGGACTGGGCGGACTTAGAACATTCGAGAAATTCAAGGGAGTTTCGAAATGACGAAAACAGCAACTAGGAAAAATGGGATCACAGAGGTTCTCGCGACTCCCATTATCTATACAACGAAGTTGTTCAAGGTAGATGGAATGTCTGTTTTGGCCCCTAAGCCCATGGAAGTGGGCCCAGAAGTCAATGCTAAAACTTTCTCCCCTGAGCATAAAGGTGGGAATCGGAAGAAGGCTCGTGGTGGCGGAGCGGCTACCAAAGGTCTTACTTTTAGAGGAGTGCGTTAATGGATGGTGTCTGGATCTGCGATAAACTCTTGAAGGCGATTCGAGCAAGAGAGCAGCAGGTTGCATCTATCCTAATCAACAATGAACTCCAAGACATGGCCCAATATAGGACTTTTATGGGGGAAGTGGCTGCGCTTGGATTTGTACAGCAAGAAATATCAGAAATACTAGAGAAAGGAAGCTCTGATGACGACTTCGGGACTATTGTTGCCGGAACGTTTGGCACGAAAGAAGAAGAAGCGTGAGTCCCAAAATTCGGAAACCGCAAAGCTCCCAGTTCCTACTGGTTGGCGTATTCTGATCATGCCCTATATTCCTCCTAAAGTGACAAAAGGGGGGATAGAACTACCGGATGAGGTTCACGAACGGGAGCGGTTGGCCATAAATGTTGGCTTAGTGATGGCCCTTGGGCCGCTAGCCTACCAAGATCCCAGTAAGTTTGGAAACCCCAATGATTCCTATGAGAATTGGGCACCTTGGTGTAAAGAGAAAGACTGGGTTTTATTTGGAAAGTACGCTGGATCCCGGTTACATATTGATGGAGGGGAACTTCGATTACTAAATGATGACGAGATCCTCGCCGTTGTTAATGATCCTTCCGACCTTGTGCATATATAGGTCTTTACTTTTATTGCACTGGGTTTTAACTTGAGACACCCCATGGAGTGAAAACCATGCCAGACGAAATTAAGCAAGCTGACAATTTAGTTGAACTTGAGCCTGAAGAAGCAGTAGATGTTGATATTGCTTCAAAAGATGAAGCCACTGTTCAACCCGTTGAAGTGGATTCACCACTTGATGACGAAATTCCTGAGGAACCTTCTGAAGAAGAACTCGCCAGCTATAGCGCGGGTGTCCGCAAACGGATTGATAAACTTACCGCTAAGTATCGTGAAGCCGAGCGTCGTGAGACAGCGGCCCTGGAATACGCAAAAGGGGTAAAGAATCAAAATGATGCACTTCAGGAGAACTCCCGTCAGGTTAATCAAAAATATGGTGAAGAGTATGCTGGTCGGATCACGACTGATCTGGAAAGCGCCAAACAAAAGTATGTTGCCGCCTATGAAAGCGGCGACCCTGATGCATTAGTAGCTGCGACTACTGAGCTATCTAAGCTAACGGTAGAGAATGCAGCGCTTAATAATGAAGTTCCTGCCTTTAGGCCGCAGCAACCTGTGCTGCAGCAGACACCGGCAACCGCCCCCCCGCCTGACCCTAAGTCTCAAGCGTGGGCCAGCCAGAATGGTTGGTTTGGGGAGGATGAGCCGATGACATATACCGCTTTTGCGATTCATAAAAACCTTATTGAAAAGGGTTTTGATCCTAATTCGGACGCCTACTATTTAGAGATTGATCGTAGGATCCGTGAAGAGTTTCCTCACAAATTCACTGAGTCAAGTGAGGGATCACCAACAGCCAAGTCCGGAAGCCGCTCCCCAGTCCAAAGGGTTGCTTCTGCCAATCGTGCTGCTAAATCTACTGGACGCGACACAGTAAGGCTCACTCCTAGCCAAGTGGCTATTGCTAAGAAACTAGGTGTGCCTCTTGAAGAATACGCGAGACAAGTAAAGGAGATCGCTGCAAATGTCTGAAACCACTGATCGTACATCTCGCGCCGCCACTACTCGTGAACAATCTGTGCGACCTACTCAATGGAAGCCGCCGTCTTTATTGGACGCTCCTCCAGCACCTAGTGGGTTTGTTCATCGTTGGATTCGTTCGGAAATGTTGGGCCAAGACGACAAGCCTAATTTTACTAAGCGAATGCGCGAAGGATATGAACCAGTTAGGGCGGATGAGTACCCTGATTTTGATTGTGCAACTATTGAGGATGGAAAGTACAAGGGAGTTATTGGAGTAGGAGGCCTTATCCTGGCTCGACTACCAGTAGAAGTCGCTGAATCACGCAAAGCCTATTTTGCGCAAAGAACATCGCAGCAGATGGCTGCTGTGGATAATGATTTAATGCGAGAGCAGCACCCTGCCATGCCGATTTCTCAGGAAAGAAGCAGTAGGGTCACTTTCGGCGGTTCAACCTCTAAGGAGTAGTTTATCTACTCAGGAGACGTAGACTATGGCGAACATTAATGGAGCCTTTGGACTCCGGCCCCTCGCTAAGATGGGCCAGAATGCCAACTCCACTGGTGTTTCGGGCTATACACAGTATGAAATTGCTAATGCGAACAGCAACGCTATCTACCAAGGCACCCCCGTCATCCCCCTTTCTACGGGGTACATTGACGTTGTGGGCGCTGCGGCGGGTGGCACAGTTGGCCTCCTTGGCGCTTTCATGGGTTGTAAATATGTTTCGAGCACCACGGGGAAACCCACGTGGAGTATGTATTGGCCTGGATCGGGAGCGGACAGTAGTCATCCCATAGAGGCTTTTGTAGCAGATGACCCGATGCAAATTTTCGTAATTGCAACGGACGCATCCTGGACCAGTAAAGCAACAGCGCGAGCTGCTGTTTTTGCTAACGCAAACTTCTCAAGTGGAACAAGCGGGAGCACCACTACTGGTATGTCTTCAGGAGCGCTGGCCATCAGTACCATCAATACTACGAATACACTGAATCTTCGTATTCTAGGTTGGGAGGTGGATCCTTCTAACAATGATTTTTCTGCCGCTGGTGTTGGTGCCACTGTTAGGTTGAACAACCACTTCAATAGCCCGAATGGTGCTATTGCTGGTGGCACTGTTTCAACTACTGGCGTATAGGGGATTGAGACATGGCTATTTCACGAGCACAACTCGTTAAAGAACTAGAGCCTGGCCTCAATGCTCTCTTCGGTCTTGAGTACGCTAGGTACGAAAATGAGTACACAGAAATCTTCAGCACTGAATCTTCGGATCGGGCGTTTGAAGAGGAGGTGATGCTTTCTGGCTTCGGTTCTGCCCCAACTAAGAGTGAAGGTTCTGCCGTCACTTTTGATTCGGCAGCTGAAGTCTACACAGCCCGATATACCAATGAGACGATCGCCTTGGCGTTCGCGCTCACTGAGGAGGCGATTGAAGATAATCTCTACGATCGGCTTTCCTCTCGGTATACTCGCGCACTGGCCCGTTCCATGGCACATACGAAGCAAGTTAAGGCTGCGTCTATTCTTAACAATGCCTTCGATAGTACCTACACGGGCGGGGATGGCCTTGAACTTTGCTCCACTGTGCATACGTTGCAGAGTGGTAATACGTTCCGGAATGAGCCATCTACCGCAGCGGACCTTAATGAGACGTCCCTTGAGAATGCTCTTATCGATATCAGCGATTTTACCGATGAGCGCGGCCTCAACACGGCTCTGCGAGGAATGAAGTTGATTGTCCCAGCAAACCTTCAGTTTGTTGCCGATCGGCTACTTGAGTCAGACTTGCGTCCTGGTACAGCAGACAATGATGTAAATGCAATCCGGAATATGGGGATGGTGCCACAGGGGTACGCTGTGAATCACTTCCTTACCGATACGGATGCATGGTTCCTCTTGACTGATGCGCCAAATGGCCTCAAGCACTTCCAGAGAACCCCGATTCGTACGGCGATGGAGGGAGACTTCGATACTGGTAATGTACGGTACAAAGCCCGTGAGCGTTACAGTTTCGGTTGGTCTGATCCTCGCGGTATTTACGGATCTCCTGGAGCGTAGTATAGTGGGGGGAGGGGAAACTCTCCCCTCTACTTTTCTGGGATAATTTAGCCCTAGCGACTGACCCAGCAGACGCTTACAAAGACTCTAGGGCAAAACCTTTGTAAGGAGGTGTACCATGGGTACGACACGTTTTTCTGGTCCAATTATGTACAGCGGTCACGGCAGTGATGCCAGCGCTTTAGGATCATGGTTTAAAAATCTTCCGATGCAGATCAATCCTGATTTTGTCTTCAAGTATGATGACTTTACGGGGATTGATATTGATGACACTGACGACTGGACAAAGGAAGTCCTCAATAGTGGTACATTAACTTGCCTAGCAGATCATGTTGGCGGATGGGCCAAATCCACTGGAGATGGCTCAACCGATAATTCCGGTGGTTCGATCCAAGGCAATGAAATTTTCATGGCCGCGTCAAATAAACTTATCTTTTTTGAAGCAAGTGTTGCAGTAGCCGATGCTGACGACATGGATATGTTTGTTGGACTGGCGGAAAATGGCACATTTGCTACTGGTGTCCCCTTTACCGCGAGCAATCAAATCGGTTTTCTCTTGGTAGAAGGCGCTGCCGATATCTACGCGAACTGCGATAGCGGTGGAACAGAAACCAAAACGGATACCGGCATTGATTTCGCTGATGGCGCGGAGTCTTCGTCTGCTATCACCAATACCCGGCGCTTAGGCTTCATTGTTAAGGGCACGGGACAGGTGCAGTTCTATGTTGACCGAGTGCTGAAAACAACTACTACGGGGAACATACCCACTTCAGCCTTGACGCCGTGGTTCGGTGCCATGTCTGGAACGACCACAGCAGATGCTGCTTGGTGCGATTATATCTGGGTCGCCGCTCAAAGAACTACGGATGGCATGATCCAGTATAATGATCTACCGTAGAGGTGGATCATGGCTGCGAAAAAACGTAACGCCGCAAGCACCGCAAGTCCTAAGAGTAAAGAGTCCAAAGGTAAGACTAAATACTCTTACGGAATACATTTGACCAAGGATCTCCCCCCTCCGGGAACCCCCAAATATAAAATGATGGTCTTATCGGGGGAAATTAAGGAGTAGATTATGGCCGATGCTGTTTCTACGACTGTTATTGAAGATGGTGCTCGCTTCTATACAGCCCAGTTCACTAACACGAGCGATGGTTCAGGGGAATCTGCAGTTACAAAAATAGATGTCTCTGGACTGGCCAAAACAAACCACAATAGAAGCTGCTCTGCCGTTCGGATCAATAGGATTTGGTGGCGAACGGTTGGTATGTCAGTTAGAATTCTATGGGATGCAACTGCGGATGTGGCTGCGTGGGATTGTAAAACAGACGACACCGGGTATATCGATTTTTCGAGCTTTGATGGTTTGCGAAATTATGCGGGGTCCGGAAAAACGGGGGATGTTCAGTTCACCACCACTGGCCACTCTAATGGCGATGTTTATGTCATCCTCGTAGAATGTATCAAGGACTTTTAGTCCATGAGTCGAATAACGAGGCTTCCTCAACCCTCGAAGAAAAAGAGGAAAAAGTACACACCCCGGTACAGGGCGGGGGGATTTAATGAGTCTACTGTTGAGGCTACAACAACGCCGACAGTAGTCCCCCCCAAGAGAGTAGTTGTTGCTACAGGAGATCCATTTAGATCCTTTAAAACTTGGATAACTTAGTATGGCTACATCAGGCTCTTCGGATTTTAATCTCAATGCTGCTGAGATTATTGAGGAAGCATTTGAAAGGTGCGGCCAGGAGCTCCGAACCGGTTACGATGCGCGGACAGCACGGCGGTCCTTAAATCTTCTTTTTGCAGAATGGGCCAATCGTGGTATTCATCTATGGAAAGTAGAGCAGGTTACGCAAACTCTTGCCCAGCTTTCTACGTCTTCTGCAATAGCTGCATATCCCGTAGGTACAATCACAGCAACCGTTGGGGCGTCGGGTAGTTTAAGTGTGGGGGAGACCATTACTGGGAGCAGTAGTGGTACAACTGCATCTATCATTACCAAGCCTACCGCCACAACCCTTACTTTAACGGTGCCGAGTGGGGCGTTTACTGCTGCAGAAACGATTACGGGGTCAAGCAGCGCGGCCACCACTACAATTAGTGCAGATCCGAG